GACGCTGCGTGTGGTTAGCGATGTTGTGTTGAGGTCGTTTTTGGCCAAGGTGTAGGCTTTCTGGGCGGCGGGCTTGACGGCAGCCTTTTGTGCAGCGATGATGGGTTTGCCGCGCAGCTCGAGGGGCAGTCCTTTGAGCGCTTTGAGCAGTTTGCGCTCGGCTCTCTTGTCCACCTTTACGTCGACCTTGATTTTGCTCATCGCTTGTTGTCCCTCACTTCTGTGAAAATGCGGAGCCACTCACCCCGTCCTAGTTCTTGCGTTCCTGTGACATGGTAGAAGTTGGTCCCGTCCTCAGTCAAACGGTCGAGGCCGTCGATGTCGGTTCTGTATCGGATCGTCCATATCACTCGGGTCACGTTGACCTCTTGCATGCTCTCCGTCACTTCGACGCTGTTGCGCTCTTGCTTATTTGCCCAGACCACTGCTGCTGTGTTGTGGCTGATTGTGGGATGGTTCCAGTCGTCGGTCACCGTTGTGGCTGTTTGGATGTAGATCCTTCGGTCGAGTTGTCCTACTCTCATTGGATTCGGTATGGGCTGCAAAGGGCGAGAACGGTGAAGGGCACTTCTCTTGGTGTCGCTCCAATGGTCACGGCTGTGCGGTTGTCGTATAGGTGGCTCACCAAAATTCGGACGGCTTGGACGAGAGGCGCTGGGCAGCTCTCTTCGGTGTATCCGATGTTGCCTGTGATCTGGACGCTGTGGAACTCGTCGTCGGCGATGCTGGGCGGGTTGTCCCACCGAACTCTGGCGACTTGTGTTGTAAAGTCGAAGAAGGCATGGCCATCGGGTAGCGCTGTCAATGCTCCGCTGGTGTACCCTTGTGGCTTGTAGACGATGCTGGTTGCGGTGTTTATTGGCCCAGTCGGAAATCGTGCGCTGTAGAAGTTGTCAAGGTGGGCGGTGTATGTGATGTCGCCTAGTTTGGTGTTGCAGTGGTCCTCAATCCATCGGCATGCTACATCCCGCAGGGCTTCGATGAGCGTGTCGTCGCTGGAGTGGTCGACCCGCAGGAAGTTTTTGAGGTCGCTGGTGGTCACGATCGCGCTTCGCGTCGGTGACGATTTGTATTGCATTGTAACGTGTCCCATCCCTCAAAGGTAAGGATTGAAAATAGCACTACTTTTGTTGTGTTTTCCCTTGGTTCGTGGGGTTCTTTGACGTATCTTTAAGTCATGAAACAAACAAACACACTCCCTGCCACCCTCCCTTCAAACGAGATCCTTCTCGTGCAAACTCTCAAGGCCGCCAAGCTCACGGTGATGAGCAGCGACGCTCCCATCTTCTACAAGTCGGACTGCCAGCAACGCCTTAAGTGGGTGGTGCAGGGTCTGTACGAGGGCGACTTTGCTATGGCAGAGGACTGCTGGGCTGACTTCCTTGAGCTTGCTCGGACTCTGTAATCATGGCAAACCTTGTAGACACCCGCAAGCGCTACCTCGCCATCCACGACGAGGCCATGCGCAAGTTCAAAGCCTCCGAAACCGATTACCTCCGTCGCGCTTACGCCAAGCGTGCGGAGGAGGCTCTCCTCAAATTTCAATCAACCTTTACATCATGAAAAACTTAAAAGTCAAAACTCCCCACGATGGCTGGAGTGTCATCCCTGCCTTTGGGCAAATGGCGGAGCTGGTGGACTCGTACCATGCTTGTCGTTACGAGGTCAAGAACTGCGTACGTCAGTCATCCTCCGTTGACATCCTCGAGGACTTCGAGGACTTGGCTCGCCAGCTCACCACGCTGTGTGAGGAGGTTCGGTCGTCTTCTGTTCACCTAGTGGAATGGGAGCTCGACGATTGATTTTCAAGGGAGTGCTTGGTAGCACATGTATGCTGTTTTCACAGCGAAAGGAGGCGTTCGATTCCCCTCCTCCCTTCCTTCATGGTCACCGCTGCGTAGGCGATGGTGTTGTGGCCTTTGTTTCTTAATCCTGCGCAGCAAAAAGGGGCGGCTCCGTTGAGCTGCCCCTTTCCTTATCATCCTCTTTCTTTCTAACCTGTTGCTTATGCTGAGAGGTCGTTCACTACGCTGAAGGCTCCAGGTTGGCGGAGGGCTACGTCGTAGAAACGGTTGCAGTGGAGCTTCACCTGACCCGTGCTTGCGGCGGTGAATGGATCCACTAGGATGTCCAAACCTCCGAAGAGCGCGATGATCAATCCTTGGCGGAAGTTGCCGAAGATTTGTTGGCCTACACTTCCTGCTGTTTCGTCAGCGATGTGCTTGGTGGCGAAGAGCTGGTAGCCGTTGAGCCGTCCGTTCTCGTGCAACGCAGAAACGTTGGGGACGAGGGACAAGGTTTTGGCCAGCTTGTAGGCTGTGGGTGATGCGACGTAGACGGATCCGTTGAGGTCACCGCCAGCTGCGAGAACTGCTGCCTCTTGAGCAATAGCTACTGCTGCTGCGTAGGTCGTGTCACCATCTCCTGACGTGGTCTGGCTGTCAACTGCGGCATCGGCGAGGATCTCTGCAAATCCTTTGATGTCGATGTGTGTTGCCAATGCTGCGCGGAGGTCGTTAGCGATGATGCTGTCGACTTCGGCACCTCCTTGGATGAGGAGTTGCTTGGAGTACTTGGTTTCCGCTGTTGCGCGAAGTGGGGAGAGTGTCACCTCGTCCATTTCGAGACTTGCTCCTGCTGCTGCTGTCACCTCAGCTTTGTTCGTTGCTTCGGCTGGTGAGCTGATGCGTGGGAACTTGAGGTTTCCAGTGGCTTGGATTGTCTGTGCTCCGAGCGACTGGATGAAGCTGGGCTGGCGCAGTGCCTCGATAGCTCCAGGTACGTCTGTGCCGACGAATCCTGTACCATCCACTGCTGTGCCTCCTGCGGCTGCTCCAGCAGCTGTGAAGTTGTCTTCTGCGGCACGCATAGCAAATGCTGGGATCGCTACGGCTCCTGCTGGTGACAGACCCATGTGGCGCATCTCGCGGTGTGCCTCTTGTTGCCACTCGGCTTCGGCTCCTTCAAGGTTACGGTTTTGGCGGGCGGCATCCAATGCGCGGCTCAAAGAGAAGCGGTAGTTGGTCTTGTCGATCTCCTTCTGCTCACTGGTGCTGCTCGTACCGACGTGGGCTTGGCGTTGGACCATGTCTTGCTCCCGCTTTTTGTGGCGGATCTTGACGTCGATGTCCTCGATCAATTCGTTCAAACGGTCGGCACGCTCTTGCTCTGCCTCTGTCATGCTGCGACCTTCTTGGTCTGCGTTGTCACCGAGCGCTACGAACTCCTCGTAGTGTGCAGCTCGTTGACCTTTTAAGTCATTGATGTTCATTTTGCTGTGGGGGTGTTTGCGCTCAATTTTGCGCGGGGTTGATTTCTGGGGGGTTACTTCTTCCCGTACTTCGGGAGTGGGTTCGGTTGGCTCCTCGACGACTGCCATCTCAAGTTTGGCGGAGAATGCGTCGCGGGCTTTGATGCTGGTCTGTGGGTAGGCGGGGTAGGTCACGGCAGATACGTCGTATAGCTTTTTGACCTTTGTCACCGTTCTCAGGTTCTGCTCGACGTCGATTTCGTCTTCGTCGATCGTGAAGGCGAAGCTCATGCTTGTGATGTCGCCTCGCTTGACTGCCTTGTAGACATCCTTGCTCTGCTGGGTGTCGTTGAGGACGGCTCTGGTGTAGAGGCCTTCTTCTCGGACCTCAAGCTCAAGGGTGCCATTGTTGGTGCGGGCCATGGGGACGCCTTTGTGGTTCAGGAGGTATCGGACGTCGTCTTTCAGTCGTCCCTCAAATGCACCGCGTGCGATCTTCTCTTTGAAATAACCGAGGTCGGTTTCTTGTTCGAAGTTTGCCGCGAAGCCCTCCAGAATCATCAGGTCGCCATCATCCGTGGCTCGGAGTTCCATCGTACGCGTTTCGACGTTCTCGCCGTATGCGTTGCGGAGCTCCTCGTTTTGGGGTGCTGCGTTTTCCATTGCGTAAATGTACGACGCTTATTTTTTGTCCTTGTCAGCTCCTTTGGTGCGGAGCTTGTGGCCTTTGGGGAAGAGGTCGGTGTCGTGTGCTCCTCCTCGGAAGCGTTCATTTTTCAGGGCGTAGAGGTAGCTGTTGACTCTTGCCATGGCCCATTGCTCTGGGGACTTGACGCTGGGGCGCACGCTGTTTGGGTTGGTCTTGTATGCACCAACTCCTCGGCGGTAGACCTTGCGGAGCATGGGGAGTGTAGCTTTCTTGTGGGATGCATCGACGCTTTCGTTGTGCTCTTTGACCTTGTTCTTTAGTCCTGTGTCGGCGCCTGAGCTCATTTGGCCAGCGGCTCGTTC